TTTTAAATAACCATTCAGGCGTAATGGAAACGAGAAAAGGTGTTGCAGTACCGTTAGTAACATGTGTCATCTCTTTTTGCAATTGGTGTGTTGCCATTTTTCGCACGGGTGAATATCCTAAAAGAGAATTTAAAAAATTGACAGGTGCTAACCATCCGTCAATATATTTCTTAACGGATCGGTAGGCAGATGAAACTAATGCATCGGCAATTGCTTCCATACCCTGTTCTTTAATCTCACATTTACACAATTCTTCTGGTCGACAACATTCATCACACATCTTGGCATCATCAAACTCTTTTGATCTCTTCATGAGATTGGTTTGTTTTTCATGATGTTTCTTCGAAAGTGCAATAACTACGTCTAGATATTGACATAAATTCAAACACCTACATCTGAGTTTAGTGCCATCTAAAAGTACGACAGTTAAAATTCGCATACGATAGTCATCCTTCCCTTCCTTTGTTTGGAAAACATGACACTCGTAAATATCAATCTCCCACACATCGTGTGTGAGTTTACAATCAACTAAGTCAGGATGGTCAGTATTAAGAGAAACTGAACCTTCCTTTCGGTACTCTTCTTTAATCTGTGGGCGTACATGGAAAAAACGACGAAGTGATGCCTCAGGTTTGTCAGAATACTGACGAATATTGTAATCTGCAAAATTTGAGGTTATTATCCCCACCTTAAAGGCAATGAATACAATACCTTTAGCATTGAGTTCCGCTTTAACTGCTTGTGCAGCCATATTATTAAAAAATTTAATAATGATATTTGATGGTGAAACAGGGGCAAATTGTGATTTACCATTACCTACATCATCAATATACATCCCAAGACAGTCAGATGTATAGTTGGAATCAAAAGCATCATACATATCCTTAGTGATAATACGACGCGTATCAGTATCATATCCCATTGCATGCAATGACGTTTTCATCGTCAATTTGCTGAGGGTAGATTTTCCGACTCCCGATGAACCAGAGATCCCCCAACCAATTGGTGCCTCTCGCAATGCTGTATTACGATGTTTAGCAACCACTTTGTGTTTAATACTTACAAGTTCACCATAGCGCTTTTGTAACCAAAGGGCAGTTGGGCCCTTGTCACATGCTTGTTTCAATTCACAAACTCGACGAAGTACTTTGTCTAATTTATGTTCGAAATCATTGATGCAACCTAAATTTCCAGCAATAGCCTGTTCGGCATTAGCAAGAACATAATCGCATTCATCATTAAACTCCTGGGTAACATTGTCAGCATATAACAATGGTGTGAGTGATTTTTCTTTAAACACCCGATAGCCAGTTTCTGCCATCCATGTAAATGTACGAATGGCAGCATCTATTACATCTACTGCCTTGAGCTGCTCCTTAGCAGCCTCAATAGCAATCAACTTTAAGCCAAATGGTGACCATTCAATCTGTTTAATAGAACAAACGGAAAGAGACATAGCGGCAGAAA